CACTGGCTTTGTCCATATTAGTTTTTTGTTGTAATAGTGCCCCGCCAAATAGATCTAAACCTTTACCCAAAGCTCCTAATCCAACAGCACTGGCACCTTTAGATAAGGCGGCCAAACCTGCTGTGGCAGCATCAGTTCCGCTGTTTAATCTGTTGAATCCAAAATATAAACTGGCTGCGCCGTCAGTTAAATCTTTTAAACCTTTGTTTGCGCCGGCGGCATTTAAGCCAGCTTGTTGCGGTTGAGCTGCACTGTTGCCCGAGCCTTGGGCTAACAGTTTTTGTGCTGTTTCTTCAGATAATGGTGTTGCCATAATTTTTTCCAGGAAATGTGCGTATATAAATACTACATAAGATATTTATCTGGAGATAAACATGTCACTTAATACCAATCCTTTACAGCAATTTTTTAGACAACCCAAGATTTACGTCAAGCTACCAAGCCGGGGTGTATATTGTCAGCCTGGAACTATACAAGGAGATGCAACCAATATGCCCGTGTATAGTTTAACAGGCATGGATGAAATTATTTTAAAAACTCCAGATGCATTATTATCTGGCGAAAGTTCAGTTAAAGTTATAGAAAGTTGTGTTCCAGGAATTAAAAATGGCTGGGATATGAGTATTTTAGACAGCCAAGTTATATTTGCTGCTTTGCGTATTGCTACATTTGGCAACGAAATGGCTGTGACTAATACCTGTAGCAATTGCAAAACTGAAAACGATTACGATTTAGATTTAAGTAAAATTATTGATCATTTTAGTTCAGTTACATATGACGGCAAAATTGTCTTAAAGGAATTAATTATAAAATTACAACCTTTGAATTATCGTCAAAGTACAGATTTTAATTTAAAGAATTTTAGATTGCAACAAAAGATTCGTCAAACTGAAGCAATTGAAGATCAAACTGAGCAACAACGATTAATCAATAGATTGTTTGAAGAACTAAGTGTAATTCAAAATGAATTGTATAAAGCGTCTGTTGAATCAGTTGAAGCTAACAACAAAGTGGTTACTGAACGTGCATTTATTAACGAATGGCTAGACAACTGTGATAAAGAAGTATATGACAGCATCAAAAAGCATATTGAAGAAAGCAGAGACAAATGGAAAGCACCAACTTACCCTGTTAAATGCGACACTTGCGATACCGAAGCTAATCTTTTTGTGGAATTAGATCAAAGCAATTTTTTCGACTGAGCCTAATCGGACTTAGTGGTCAAGAAATACACGAAAGTCTGGTTAGGCTTGAAAAAGAAACTAAAATTTTCAAAGAAGATTTATTTAGAATCAGTTGGTACATGCGCGGCGGTGTCAGTGTAAACGACTTGATGGAGCGATACGGGTACGAAGATCGTCAGATCATGTACGAAATTATCAAAGAAAATATTGAAGCAACTAAAGCAAGCCAGATGCCGTTGCTTTAATCAGGCTTCCATCCTGGAGGTTTCAGTGCTCGCTTGACTGGATTAGTAGGGTCTTGTATCATATTTTGATTGTCAGGATCCACTACCCATCCAGTTATGTCTTGATTGTTACTGTGCCAGTTATCATTATAGTACATCTTACGGCCAGCAGCTGTTTTACCAGTTGACTGATTTACAGGATTAGCTGATGTACCTGGATCACTAGCCGCTGCTATATCTTTTTGCGGATCGTTTGCACCTGTTGTGCCTGTTGGTGCAGCGGCTCTGTTGTATTCACTATTTGGATTATCAGCACCTGGCATTGAAGGACGCATTGCCTTAGGAACATGTTGCAATCCGCTGTTAATAACTTCACCAATCGTTTGGGCCAGTTCAGGAATATTGTCTGCTATCATTGATGCAATGTAGTTTGCGTTGTCTGTATTGTTAATCCAAGACTTAACAGCTATTGCACCGCCTAGCAATACTGTATTGAATCCAGGAATTTTGCTAGTGAGTTTTCTCAAAAACGGGCCACCAGTCAGTGCATAAAATACAGTGCCGCCAGCAAGCACAGCTGCCCACCGTGCCAACATGATAGTGGCTTCCTGATTCAGTACCGCATTGTATTCGTCTTCAGTCCATGCACCTGTGTCTAATTTGGTTTTTTTGTAACCATCCATCTTGCTTACAAAATCCAAATAAGGTTGTACCAATTCTTTAAGATTCCAACCCCACAAGAGAGTTTTCACAGCTGCTTCGCCTGCACCCATGGCTGTGATTTTTTCTAAACCAAGACCAGCTTTGCCTATATCCATTTGAGCCGTGGATGTTGCCCGTTTGATAACAGCAGCGTCTAACTGTTCTGCTTCTAAACCCAGACTATCAATAGCTTGTCTTTTAAGAGTTGCTGAATTAGGAACAGCTTTGCCTGCTTCTTTGTATTCTCTTTCCAGAGTCATCATTTCCCTAGTGACTCTGGCATTATTTCTGCGTAAATATTCAGCGGCTGCATCTGCAGCCTTTATATCTTTATTTTTTGCAATGGCAACTATGTCTGCAGCAATTTTATCCTCAATTGCACCAGCAGCTCCCCTAAGAGCTTTGATAGGGTTTGATATAAACTTACCACCTTTAGCCAAGGCACCACCTAATTTCTCAAATCCTTGAGCTATCAAGCCTTCTTGAGTTTTTGTTTCAACAATTATTTCGTAGACTTTCATTGCTTATATCCCTATAAGATATTTATCATACTGTAAAGATGAACTACGTTCATCTGTTCTTCGCTTTCGCTCGAACTACTTTCTTTTTTTAATTATTATTAAGTGCGAAGCACTGTTAATATTATCTAGATTGTTCAGTCACACTTTGCCCGAGCAGGGCAAAGAATAAAATAACATTATCTGAGTTGCACAATGTCACACTAGCGTTACTGCATTACAGTGGCGGTTGTCCGGTACCACGAGCAGAGTCTTTATACAACGGCGGCTTACAAATATACGCTAACATATTTGTAAACGTGGGTTTTTTAACCCTCTTTTTGCCTTTTTTACTATTTTTAAACAACCAAACAGCGGCATTTTGCTATCGTCGTCCTGTAAAGGATAGTGGTTGAGTACTCTTAACGGCAAGAGATTTCCGTCCCTGCGATCCGAGATCCAGGTTTAGAGCGCATGAAATTAGCCCGCGCCAGCTTTAACCGTTTAGTTGTTTGCCTTTTATATGGGAACCGTGTACCCGAACCTGTATGTGCCCGTTATAGTAGTCGTCGGATTCTAAAACCCTACGACTAAATTGTTCTCTTGCCTCTATATAACTGCATTCTGATTTAGATTTGCAGTAATAAAGTATCTCTCTACGGAAGTTTTCGGTACCTAACTGCGTAACGTCTTTGCCAAGTTCGGGACTAGAACCATAATATTCTTGCCAGTCACTATCGATTTTGCTACGGATTTTCTTTTTTTTCTTTGTGCCGTTCTTTAACTTTACAGTTTTGTAGGTCGTTTTACTAAATTTTGCTAATTTTTTGCCTATGTACATACGCCCTGTGATTATATTTGTTATATTATAAACAAACCCAATACAATCTTCGGGCAATTCTGTGATTAATTGATTTTCGTAGTACCAAGACATACACTAGTTAGTGTTATCTTGATCTCCTGCCTGTGCCTTTTGATTTGCCTTCTTTGCGGCCTTGTCTTTATCTAGCCACACTCTATATTGTTGAATGTGACCTCTACGTTCTTTTGCTATAATTCTAATTTGTGCTAACCAATATCGCATCTTTTCGCCTGATAACCGTGAGCCTCTTGCTTGCCAATTTTGATTTGCCTTGAAATATTCTCTAAAAGCCAGCATAAGTCTCTCGTGGGACTCTTCATTTTGTTCTGGATCTGGCTCTACGTGCTTAGACATTTGGGCCTTTTATCTTCTCCAACAACTGGTAATGCTCATATTTTTTAACATATTCTGTTTCTTGATCATAGTTTGCACACTGACTTAATGCTTGTTCACACGCCCATTTTAACAGATATAGGTCTTTTTTGCAATCCCATTGGCTGTTTGTATTGCGTCTAGTACTATTGGTTTCAACTTTTATACGTTTTATAAGTTCAATAGCTTGACCAGTGGACCATTCTTTCACTCATTAACCTCTAAATCATTTGCATAGCTAGTGTATCCGTTTTCTTTAATAACCTTAAGAACATTGTTTACACGACCAATTAATTCGTCTTTATGTGATATCAAGAAAATATTCTTTCTACGTTCACGAGCCATCTTTTTAAGCACAGCCAATGCACCTTCAACCCCACTTGCATCTAACCCGTTGTCAATAAGTTCGTCAACAAACAACAAATTGATCTGTTGATAGAGACTTTCCCATACATCTCTAAACGACCAAGACAATCCAAGTATTAACCTATTACGTTCTCCTCGAGATAAGTTATCAAAATCTAAATCCTGTCCTAGTTGCGTAATTTCCACCGTTAAATCATTTTTAAATACAACTGTATGCGGTAATCCCATTTTGTCAAGATAGTATGTTAATCTGTTATTAAGATATGCTAGATTTTGATCTATAATCTTCTTACGAATAAACGAATCCTTACTGGTCAATAGTTTAAGCAAAAACTCTTGATGTTCTTTTAATGTATTAAGTGTGTTTACGTTATCCCACGATACATCTTGCATGGCGGTATTAGTCAATTCGTCAATTTGATCTTGATACGGATCGGCTTCACCTGCCTTAATTTGCAATTGTGTTTCTAATGTCTTAAGATTGTTTTGATGTTTAAGTGCTTGCTCTATAGTATCATAATACGTTTCTGGACGAGTATTAACCTCACCAATGATATTAATCTCAGCAGTAATTTTAGCAAGATCTTTTTCAACTTTGTTATGATAAACAACAGCTTCGTCGGCATTTGCCTGTGCTTGCTTGCTCATCCCTTCATGTTTATGGTCGTGAAGTTCTTGATCACAAGCATGACACTTTTTGTCCTGCAATTTAGCAAGCTCATCGGCGTATTTTTTTACGCTTCTCTCCGCCTGCGCTATTGCGCTGTTTAATGTAGCCCGCTCTTTATTTAGACTTTTCAGTTTTCCGCTTCGTTCGTCATAATCTTTTAACTCTGCATGCTTAATTAACTCATTGTCAATGTCTACATTTTCAAGTTCAACAATTGCTCTTCCTATTTTTTCTAATTCATGTGTATGTTGATTATTCCATGCACTTTGTCTAGTTAAAATACCGTCAATACTTTTTTGAATGTTCTCGTTAGATCGTTTAATTGCTTCTATATTTGCAGATTCTTGTATAATTGTATCTTTAGTTTGACGAATTTGTTCTTTGAGAGCTTCTGCTTTTTCACTTAATAAAGTAATACCTAACAATTGCTCGATAATAACTCTCTGATCGTTTGCCCGCATAGACAAAAACGGTTCTGTATAAGTGTTTAATGCTACAACATGTTTAAACATGTCGTGACTCATACCCAGTAAGTCGTCCACGTCCTTCTGAGTTTCGCGCATATCGCCTTGCGAATCGTCAGTCTCTTCAGTTTCTTGTGCTAGATTATTAACAAAGAATTGTAGTACATTTGGCTTACGCCCACGTTCGATACGATAATCTGTTCCATCTTTTTCAAAAGCTAGTGTAACCAACATATTCTTATTGTTAATCTTGTTAATAAGATTATCTTTTTTAATGTTAGTTAATGCAGTACCAAATAGCGAATAACTAAGTGCGTTGACAATTGTAGTTTTTCCAGTACCATTACGACTACCGCT